TTGGAAATGGTAGAAAGTATGCAACAAAAATTTCACGTTTTACAATATCAAAGTGGATTTACAGTTGAAGAAAAAGTTCCAAAAATAGCATTTGAAGATTCTATTGATCATCATCAACCACAGTATGTTGGAAGTGTTGACAAAGGTGTGCGTATGCCTGAAAATACCACTATTCGAAAATCATTGTTGTATGACAAAGTCTTTGATCATAAAACAGAACCTTCAGCAATGTCACCAAAAGACGATCGTTTACCAGCTGGGTTTAAGCCTTTACATTTTGCTATGAGTAAATTCAATGGTAAGCCAATAGACTTACCTTTTAAACATCTTGATGATATAAAAGAATATTGGAACACTCGTTATTTTGGATTTCGACCAGTCCGAAGAACCGATCATATGATGACTATTGATGAAGCCACCAGAAATCTGGAAATTGAAGGGTACAATCGGGTAAACCCAAAGTCATCAGAGGGGTATCCATGGATTTTAAGAAGACCAGCAGGAATGTCAGGTTCACAATGGATGTTTAAAGAAAACCCAGATGGGTCACTCATTCTTATTGATTCGGATATTCGTAAAGCAATAGATCAACGATGTGTTGATGCAAAGAATGGAAAACTTACTACCACTATTTTTGTTGTTACACCAAAAGATGAGAGAAAATTGAAAGTTTGGAAAACTCGTATTTTTTGTGCTGGACCAAAAGATTATACCATCTATTATAGAATGCACTTTTTGGATTTTTGGGCAGCTTTACAGAAAGATAAGTATAAACATGGATTTGGAGTTGGAACCAATCCTCACTCATATGACTGGACCATTTGGTTTAGAAAAATGTGTAAGGTTGGATCTAATTTTATTGCCGGAGATTACAGCAATTTCGACGGTATGTTGCACCCCAGATTAGTAAGATTTTGTCTTGAAAGAGGAATGGATTGGATGATACATTGGTGTCCGGAAATGGAAGAACATCGTGGCTGCTATGAATCACTTTTTGAAGACGGTTGTTTTCCTACTTTGTTAGTACAGACGGATTTGTATAAAGTGGGAAGAGGTGAAGCATCAGGAGCGCCTGATACAGCAGCAAAAAACACCATTATTAATGAGCTATACATTTTGTTATGCTACCTAGATCTTGCAGAACAACATGACATATTAGAAGCAACGATACAAGGCTTCTATGATAATTCTTTCACTTTAAAGTATGGTGATGATGTAGTGGTAGTTACAGCGGATAAGATAAAAGAATGGTTCAACATGATTAAGATATCCAACTGGTTTTCAGCACATGGAATAGTTTTTACTGATCCGAAAAAGAACATAATTTGCAGAGAGTTTGTTCCCGAAGAAGAAGTCACATTTTTGAAACGGTTTTTTAGACCTGCAGCTAATGGAATTGTCTATGCACCCATGGAACCATCAGCACTATTTGAAATAGTAAATTGGGTGCGAGTATCGAAATTTAATACACCGCAAGAAATGTTACGAGCGAATGTGGAGGATGTTGTGAGAGACAGCGTACACTACGGGAGAACTTCTTTTAGGAAAATTAAAACCATATTAAATCGAGCTTTGGTCAGTGTCGGTATAACACCTGTGAATATGATTTACACCTCTATTCATTTGGATATGTATGGCACAATTCCCCCAGATATCAACTACGATTTTTTCGTTGGGGACCATGACCTTTGGATCGAAACCAATCTTTATCAACAAGAGAAAATGATTTAGCTTTGTTCAAACTTTGTTGTTAGGCTACAGCAAAGATGGTATGCTTTTTAATTTGTTTAGGTTAAAATAAAAATAAAATAAATGTA